TGTCTTGGAAGGTTGCGAAAGAAAAGGGTACTATGGTCATGAGCGGGAAGGACGAAGGGAGGTGCACGTGTGGCGGATAATAGAATATACAAGGCCTGCATTTATGCCAGACTCTCCCAAGAGGATGGTGATAAGTCTGAGAGCGACAGTATCGTCAGTCAGAAGGCACTGATCCGGGAATATATCTCTAAACAGCAGGATATCCGAATTGTTTCGGAAAAGGCGGATGACGGATATTCCGGCGTCAATTTTGAACGGCCTGCTTTCCAGGAAATGATGGAGGAAATCCGTGCCGGAAAGGTTGATTGTGTTGTGGTGAAGGATCTGTCCCGTTTTGGGAGAAATTATATCGAATCTGGAAACTACATCGAGAAAGTATTTCCGTTCCTGGGAATTCGGTTCATCGCCATAAATGATGATTATGACAGTGTCGAGCGGAGACATTCCGATTCCCTGATCGTACCATTCAAGAACCTGATCAATGACGCCTATTGTAAGGACATATCCGTTAAGATCCGATCCCAATTGGAAATCAAGAGAAAGAAGGGGCAGTATATCGGACCTAATGCTGTGTACGGGTATCGAAAGGACGAGGAGAACCATAATCATCTGGTTCCGGACACCTATGCTGCTGAAGTTGTAAGGACAGTGTTCCGATGGAAACAGCAGGGGATGAGCGTGAGCCGTATTGCAGAAAAACTGAATGTTGAAGGCGTGCTCTGTCCGATGGAATACAAACAGTCCAATGGGATAGGTGTTCAGACCATTTTTCGTTCCGGACAAAAGGCTAAATGGAGCGCGTCTTCGGTCCGGCGGATCCTTACAAATGAAGTATATACCGGTGTGCTGGTACAGGGGAAGTCCTCTACTCCGAATTATAAGGTGAAGAAGAATTTTCCGAAAGATAAGAAGGAGTGGATCCGGGTTGAGGATGCTCATGAGCCGATTATAGAAAAGAGGGTGTTTTCTGCAATTCAGGAGCTGCTTAAGAGAGATGTGCGTTCCGCACCCGGCAAGAAATATGTTTACCCTCTGTCCGGATACCTTTTCTGTGCTGACTGCGGCCAGAACCTGACAAGGATGAGCACACATTCAGGAGGGAAGAGATTTGACTATTACGTTTGTTCATCCTATCGCAATGGAAAACGATGCTCTTCCCATCGGATCCCGGTGCCACTTTTGAACGAGGCGGTCCTGGAAACCATACAGCTTCGAATCGAAGCGGTTGCAAGAATGAGAGTTTTGTTAAAACAGGTTGAAAAAGATCCTGTGGTCTGGTCAGACCAAATGAATTTGGAGAGATATGACAGGCTGATTGCAGAACGAAGACAAGAGATAGAACACTGTATGAGATTTAAACAGAAACTATATGAGAATCTGGTGGATGGTACTTTGGATAGAAAGGACTATTCCACTTTTCAAAAGAATTATGAGATAAGGATTGAAGAGGCAGAAGATGTCATCCGTAAAGCGGAAAAGGAACGGGAGATGGTCGCCGCTCAAGAGGTGGGTGATCAATCCTGGATGGAAGACTTTAAGAAGTATAAGAAGATACGGGAATTGGAGCGGTCTGCTGTAGTTGCGTTGATCGATCGAATAGAAATCGCCGAAAAGAGGAAGATAGAGGTTCGCTTCCGGGATGAAGAAGCCTACGAAATGGTTGAAAGCTTTCTGAACAGGGTTAAGCAGGAGGAAATACATGGCGCGGAAGAGCAGGAAAAGACTGGATGAGTCAGTCATTGATGAGGAGAGAAAGGTATATCAGACAGCGGTTTATGTTCGTCTTTCCGTGGAAAACAGCGGAAAAGCGGATGATGGTATTTCCTTTGAGAATCAGAAGAAGATATGCCTGGAGTACGTTCGGGAGCAATCGGATCTTCAAATCTATGATTTGTATGAAGATAACGGTGAGAAAGGAACGGATGTAGAACGGCCGGAGTTTCAGCGGATGTTAGGTGACATCCGTGCGGGACGGGTAAATTGTGTTGTAGTAAAGGATCTGTCGCGTTTTAGCCGGAATTACATCGATGCGGGAAACTACCTGGAAAAGGTCTTTCCCTTCCTTGAGGTTAGGTTCATCTCCATAACGGATCACTATGACAGCTTGAATGCGGATGGTGATGAAACTGCGCTTATGATCCCGTTAAAAAATATGATAAATACAGCTTACGCTAAGGACATTTCGCGTAAGATCATTACCAGCTTCCGGGCAAGACAGGAGAATTGTGAAGTCCTTCCTTCTTTTGGACCTTATGGATATGTGAAGTCAAAAACAAGACAGTATCGTTATGAGATTGATGAGGAGACTGCGCCGTTTGTCCGGAAGATTTTTCGGTGGACGATTGAAGGGAAAAGGTGGAGTGAAATCATTCGTTTATTGAATGAGCAGGGAGCAATCACACCGGCAGCAAGGAAACTGGAACTGGGAATCTGGCACGATGAGAAATATGCGCAAAAGCGCTGGTCGACAAAAACTATCACTGATATGCTCAGAAATCCGACATACACTGGATGTATTGTTTACGGAAGGATGATAACCAATCTGGCTGAAGGTATCCCCTGGCATCGAACGGATAGCGGAGAGTGGAGAGTCTTCCCGAACATGCATGAGGCTCTTGTGACCAGAGAGGAGTTTGAACAGGTTCAGAAGATTCTTCGGGAGAAATCGGAAGCCCGCACTGCAAGAATTAAGAAATCGAAGAACAGACGAGCGAAGCTGATCAATCCTTTTGAGGGTAAAATCGTTTGTGGGGATTGTGGACACAGAATGAGGTTTCTGAAGAAGCTTGTTCGGAGTGGTGAATATTTTAATCTGGGATATGCCTGTGGAAGATTTTTAGACAGCGGAACCAATGAGTGTTCCAGACATTCGGTGCGGCTTGAAGACATACAGGGAGCTGTTTTGGCTGCTATTATGGAACAGACGGCTTTTCTGGATAGGTGCGAAAAGATGAATAAGGTTTCAGGGAAAAAGGCAGGTGCTTTCCATTGGAGAAAACTTACCTTTATGAAAAAAGAGCTTGAAGCAGTGGACAGCAAAAAAATGACACTTTATGAAGAGTTCATCGAGTGCAAAATTGGCCGGAATGAATATGAACAGAAAAAGAAGGACCTGGATGAGCAGGCTGAGAGGCTGGAGAAGGAACTTAAGTCCGGCAGGAAAAAACTACAGGGGAAAGAAACTATTTTAAGTGGGGTGAACGGACAGAACGGATGGGCTCAGGTTGTCCGGGAGACCGAAATACTGGCGGAGAAAAAAGCAAAGAAGGTTAAGCCTGAGTCCATAGAACAAAAACGTAAGCCCGGAAGAAAGAGGGCGGTAAAAGATAGACGCTTGGAAGTCATTACGAAAGAACTGATAGAAGAACTTGTGGATCAGGTGATTGTGTATGAGGGTAAGAGGGTAGAAATTCGGTTTCGGTACGCAAAAGAGTTGGAGGAACTGGAGAAACTGGTGCTGGATATAGAAGAATTGTAGCAAATGGAATCCTCTGAGAGAACAGAAGAGTTCCCGGAGAAATTGCAGATTTGAATCGATTATGAAAGGATAGGATATGGGTAATTGGGTTGTTGCAAAATACATCCGTCTGTCGCAGGCGGATCGTGATCTCGGAAGTCATCAGAAGCAGGAGAGTGACAGCATTTCTCATCAGAGAGACATGTTAGAAACATTTATCGCCGGACATTCGGATCTGGCAAAGTGCGAGCAGATGGAATTCATTGATGATGGTTTCAGTGGGACGGCATTTGACCGCCCAGGATTCGAGAAACTGCTGGATAAGATTCGGAAACAGGAAGTGACCTGTGTTATCGTAAAGGATTTCTCCCGCTTTGGTAGAGATTATATTGAACTTGGGGATTATCTGGAGCGGATCTTTCCTTTGCTTGGAGTAAGGTTCATTTCTGTCAATGATCATTACGACAGCCTGGATTATAAGGGAACAACCGGCGGGTTGGATGTGGTTATGAAGAATATCGTGTACGCTTATTATAGCAGAGACCTTTCTGTGAAGATAAAAACGGCAAAGAGAGCGAAAATGAAACGAGGAGAGTTAGTCAGTGGTCACGCACCCTATGGATATAAGATTGATCCGAAGGATAAGCATAAGATGATCGTGGATCCGATTGCAGCTGAAGTGGTCAGAGAAATCTATGACTCTTTCCTTGCCGGGATGCGTTACTACGCGATTGCTGACATGCTGAATCAGAAGGGAATTGATACTCCTGCTGTACACTATCAGAGGAATCATCCGGGGAATCAATTGCACAAGAGGTACGTGAAAAATGCGCTTTGGAGCATTAAAGCAATTAAAGATATCTTACAAAATAAGGTGTATTACGGAGCCTATGTTGGTCATAAGATCGAGGTGGGTGAAGTCGGTAGCGGTAAAGAATTTTGGGTTCCGGAAGATGAGAGGATTGTGATCGAGGATCACCATGAACCGATCATCACAAAAGACGTATTTCATGCAGCTCAGGAAAAAATACTGAAGACGGGGAGAAAACCGGGTCTTCCCATACACTATCCATTACGAAAGAAAGTGATCTGCGGGACCTGTGGAAGAGCTTGTCGTCGGATGTTGAAGAATCCAGTGCTGAACCCGCATCAGGTCTATCTCTGTCAGTACAGCAGAAGGCAGATTGAAGGCGTCGCGTATGAAGGGACCGGCTGTACTTGGGACGACATAGATGAAACACTGTTGGAGGAAATTGTCTGGAATGCTATTCAGAAGTTATTTGATTTAGCTGGGGAGGCAGAGAAGCGAATCGTGGCCGGTCAAAGCAAGGCGGAACAGAATCAAAAGGTATTGGCGAAGATGCTGAGTAAGGCGGTTAAGGCAAAAGAGAATTCGGATGAGGAACAAATGCAGGTGATGGAAGAGTTCCTGATGGAGAAAATCACTTTGGAGGAGTATCAGCGGAAGAAACTAAAACTGTCATTACGGATCCAGGAGATTGAGAAAGAGATCAGAAATCTGAAGGAGCAGATCGAAGTGACAAAGACACTCCTGAATGGTGGATTAGATAGAGACCTGGAGAAGGTAAAAGCATATGCCGGAACTGAAAAAATAACGGAGGAAGTTGTAGGAGCATTTGTGGACAAGGTGTTGCTCTACGATAAGGAACATATAGAGATCCGGTGGAGGTTTTCGAAGGAGTTCCTGGAGGTAGTGGGAGTGGAATAATTAATTCGGTGATCCGATGATTGCGAGGGGACTGTGTGTCTTATTTGAGGGACCAACAGTCCCTTTGTTCTTATGTTTTTTAGTGGTATTCTGTTGATATAAGTTTACAGGTACGCATCCAAGGCTTACAAATTGGATGACGCTATTATTAAATCTGAAACCTGCGGAAAGGAAGCCTATGACGTGTCATATAAAAACACAAATGATTTCGTAAATGGGGACCTTGTACAGTCGGTCATAACTGAGTTTGAGGCCGGCAGCTCGATAGCGGTGATTGCAAAGCGGCTTCAAACATCACTTGTAAAAGTACAACGGATTCTGATCACGGAAGGTCTGTGGACATCAAAGCGGACAAAGCAAATTGCTGAGCTGCGGGAGCAGGGGCTGTCAACAAAAGAAATTGCAGAGCGTTTAGGGATAGATAATCGGACGGTCTTGACATTTCTTCCATATAGTCGAGGACTGAATGGCATTCTGAAGAATTATGATATTATAGGCTCTAAACCACCTACGAGAGGAACAAATCTTATTCCTGGACAGGTGACGCTGAAAGGCGCGATTACGGATGCGAATATTGAAGCTGAGAAAGAAGATGCAATATACTTCAGAGAACTCAAGAAAGATCAAACGGTTGCTGATGATATATCAGTAAATGCAAATGAAAATAAAACATCCAGCAGCATGGTTGTGTTTCGATTGAAGTTCGAGCTGATAGATCAATTCTATAATGACGAGAATGAGGACCTCGGAATAGATCAGGAAGAAAAGGAAGAATTCTTACGATTGACCAAAGCGAAGAAGGGAATCACGAGAGAAGTGTTGGCGCCGGGGGCGATGAATCTTCATGCATTGCATTATATGATCCAGCGGCTCTTTGGTTGGTTGAACGGACATTCACATCATTTTAGTTTGTCAGAAGAAGATTTTGAAACGCTTACCGGCGGAAAGGTCAGTGGATGGGAAAATCTGTGCGGAAGCCTGCTTCATTTCACAATGAATTCGGCTTCGGACTTTTGTTGGGACGATGACTATAAAGCAGGCCAGGATGTAAATAACTGGTATAAAGAAAAATATACCGGCCCCTATCTCCAAAAGGCTGTTTGTGATACTTATTACAACTCAAAAAAAGAAATGGATTCTTTCAGCCAGAAGTATCCCTGGTTTAGTTCGAAAATGCTGCTGAGTGACATGCAGAGACATTTATATTTTAAAGATGTGCTGAACTTCCTGAATGAACGTTTGACACTTGACGAACTATTGGTGAAAGCTGCACATGAATCAGAAGTGGAAAGAAGGCGGAGAACCAAAAGGTGGCTGGAGGTCCTTGATCAGAGAAAGAAAAAAACGGATATTCTCATAGAGGAGCTTAGTGGTTGCAAAAAAAATGAGTTTGAGGATGCCATTGAAAACTTAAAACGATGGCGTGATAACAAAACTCATGTTGAAAAGATGATCAACATGGATAGGGAAGATGAACTGCTGGAACAGACCGGAACTACAGCTCTCGAATGGCTGAGGGATACGGAGTATTTTATTTCCAGGTTTGAGAGGAAATGCCAGAAGCTGTTTACCGAGTACAATCCAAAGCTGGATCCGCTCTTTGACACTCTGTACTATGAGTACGACTACGGTAATAACTGGTGTGTGAAGATCACGGTTGTTGAAAAATACGAACGAGGAAATGCGGTGGGGAATGTATCCGGAAAGAACCACGGAAAGCTGCCGGGCGGCGATGTTCAAGAAATAGAATTACACGATCTGATCGAACAGGTGAGAAGAAAACAGTCTCCCAGGTGCATTGCCGCTGATGGCATAGGTGTCCTGGATGATGTCGGAGGAATCGGAGGCTTTCATGACATGCTGAAAGTATTGGAAGATGGTGATCCTGAAGAAAAGGAAGAAACGATGAATTGGGCCGGCAGCTTGGGCTGGACCGGAAGGCTTGAAAAGCCAGAGGATATGTTGTAGGAATTGTTGGTTGCGAAGTCGAGATAAAATGAATTATGAGAATAAGTCAGGACGTGCTGCCCTGGCTTTTTTTTGTGCGCTGGTGCCGGACAGAAACTAGGTTTGAACCTAGTTTTTGAACCTAGTTTTCTGAGTGAAAAACCTAGTTTCAGACCTAGTTTTTAATGTTGTCCTACCTGACCATATACCCAGTACAACATGCTCTTATGACTAAAACCTAGTTTTTCAGGGGCAAAATCCTTGAAAAAACCTAGGATTTTTTTGTTATTCCTGTCTTGCCATAACCAGACGAGTTTCCTCAGTTCTTTAATGTTCTAATTGGGAACATGTCTCTGGTAGGCTGGAGACCATGTACTTTGAATGAATGGAAAGAATATGGATTGGAACATCGAAGTCGTGCTGGAATGAAACCAGGGATTACTGGTATGTGGCAAGTAAGTGGGCGGAGTGAAATAACTGACTTTGATGAAGTTGTAAGGTTGGATCAGGAGTATATCGAGAATTGGAGTATAGTTCTTGATATTAAAATATTATTCAAGACAATTGGTGTTGTAATAAGAGGGCAAGGTGCTGAATAGAATGAGTACTGATATGGGTGTGTGTAATGGATAATAATATGCATTGGCTTGGGATTTATAGGACATCGTTAGTTAATTGTAAATATATTATTCTTTAATATTATTATCAGCAAAAAAAAGATGTTAATAAAGGGGTGGGTTATGTGAATGGACGAGATTTCTCTGAAACCACTAATATCAGTGATAGTACCGATTTATAATGTTAAAGGGTATATTAGAAAGTGTTTGTGTAGTTTAAAAAAACAAAACATGAAACAAATTGAAGTTATCATGGTTGATGATGGCAGTACGGATGGCTCGGGAGAAATCGCCAAAGAGTATGTGAGCAATGGATTCCCAATATTTCGAATGATACATACAGAAAATCAAGGATTGAGTGCTGCAAGAAACTACGGAATAGAGGCGGCTTGTGCTGATTATCTAATGTTTGTAGATAGCGATGATTGTGTTAACTGTAATTTTTGCCGTTTGCCTTACGAGGCAGCGTGTGAAAATGATGCCGATTTGGTTATTTTTGGAGCATATGAAATAAAAGAAAATAAAACAAATGTATTATGTGCACAGATACAGGGTGGGATTATAAGTGAATTGGCTGCTCATGAGTATGGTTCGACTTATGCTTGGAATAAGCTTTATAGAAAAAAACTGTTTGAGCATACAGAGAGTGTACGGAAGAAATTCAATACGGATCGAATAATCTTCAGTCCGGAGTTTCTTAGGGAATCAAAAGCACTTTATGACAATTTGTATCCGAGCCGAATTATAGTCGGTTGTGACGAAAAGACAAAGAATGCTGCAGCGGTTTTTGCAGGAATGCTTCAGGAAGGGGCGATAAAAGAGAATATTGACACCCTTTTTATGGGATTTACTGAAGCGGAAGCGGTAAAACTCTTTGCCAATGCAGCAATGGCATTGTATCCAGCGCTGGTTGAGGCAGGTATCATTGCCGAAACGGAGCTTTCGACTTTTAAACAAGATGGTAGCAGGCTCGGAGGACACCCTTCGCTTAATGGGCTTCCGGGAATTGAGTATGCAAGTGGAAGTCTGGGACAAGGCCTTTCATTAGGGGTTGGAGTTTGTTTGGCATTGAAACGGAAAAACAATCAGAATTCTCGTGTTTTCGTCCTGTTAGGAGATGGTGAATGGAAAGCTTACGAAGATTAAAGAGACCAAGAATATTATCAAAACTAAATCGGGCTTGGAAGCTGAGGGCGTTCCAATAGATAACCAGGGGTTAGTCTCAATGAATTTTTGGTGTTATCCTAAGGAATTTATTGCAGTTCTTAAAACTGGATTCCCGCTATTTTTCGCAAGTATGAAAGATCCTCTTAAAGATGAATATCTGTTACCGATTATTGCTGACGAGATGCTTAAAGAGGGCATTGAGTTTTCAGTCCTTCCATCGGATGATAAATGGTTTGGCGTGACCTATAAGGAAGATAAGCCTACTGTAATTGAAAGTTTTAGAGAGTTGATTAAGAAAGGTATATATAGAACAGATTTATATTCCGACTTAAAGTGATCATATTGTTTGGAACTGGTAGCTTTTTGAATGAAAATGTTCGCAAACTACAAAGTGAGCCACCCTGATTCTAGGTTTTTTGTTATGTTTGAAAATGCGTTAGTGGCTCAAGGAAAAGGTTGGTAGAATGAGTTCGTTTTCAGCCTTTATTGTGAAATGAGTAATTGAGATTTTGAGGAGTGATTGAATGACCATTATCGTAACCGGCGGCGCCGGATTCATTGGTAGTAACTTTGTATATCATATGTTGAACGCACATCCGGATTACCGGATCGTCTGCATCGACAAACTGACCTATGCGGGGAATCTTTCCACACTTGCTCCGCTTCTGGACGAGAAGAACTTGGATTATGACGCTACAAAGGCTGCACGTTTCCGCTTCTGCAAGGTGGACATCTGTGACCGTGAAGCAGTGGAAAAGGTATTCGAAGAGGAGAAGCCGGATATTGTAGTGAACTTTGCGGCAGAGTCCCATGTGGACCGCTCCATCCAGAATCCGGGCATTTTTCTGGAGACGAATATCATTGGTACTCAGGTGATGATGGATGCCTGCCGGAAATACGGCAATATTCGTTATCATCAGGTTTCTACAGATGAGGTATATGGTGACCTGCCTCTGGACCGTCCCGATCTTTTCTTCACAGAGACCACACCCATCCATACCAGCTCACCCTATTCCAGTTCCAAGGCCGGAGCAGATCTGTTGGTTATGGCTTACTACAGAACATACGGGCTGCCGGTGACCATTTCCCGGTGTTCCAATAACTATGGGCCGTATCATTTCCCGGAGAAACTGATCCCGTTGATGATCGCCAACTGTCTTGCGGACAAACCGCTCCCGGTATATGGCGAGGGTAAGAACGTCCGTGACTGGCTCTATGTGGAAGATCACTGCAAGGCTATTGATCTGATCATTCATAAGGGACGGATCGGAGAAGTTTATAATGTTGGTGGACACAACGAGATGGCTAACATTGACATCGTGAAGCTGATCATTAAGGAGCTCGGTAAGAGTGAGGATTTGATCACCTATGTTACTGACCGAAAGGGCCATGACCTGCGTTATGCTATCGATCCCACGAAGATTCATGAGGAACTGGGCTGGCTTCCGGAAACTAAGTTTGCGGATGGAATCAAGAAGACGATTCAGTGGTATCTGGATAACAAGGATTGGTGGGAAGAGATCATTTCCGGTGAGTATCAGAATTATTACACAAAAATGTATGAGGGAAGGTAATGATTGGATTTGATATAGTCAAAAGTGATTATAATCCATTAGGGGCTTTTACACGACATATAAAATGGAAAACTGATAAGAATAGGAATGGATATATTGTTCAAAGGGTTGATATTGATGATCCATTATCGATATTGGCCAATTATAATAAGCCATTCTTTGAGGCGTGGCGAGTTATAGATGGTTATGTCAGTTATGATGATGGAATTGATATGGGGTATGATGATGAGTTTTCAAATGATGCTAATGGGCTTTTTACAGAGGAGGCAATAGAAAACGTTCAGACTAAAGTAAAGGAGAGTGGATATACTTCATACGATATCAGAATACACACATTGGTATATTGGGTTGATGTTACTGAATCTGCATTTCAAGTGGTAATGAAATGGAAGCCAATTATAGGAGGAATGTCTAACTCACTTCCGGCAAGTTATGACGAGATAGAATTAGGAATAGCAGAAAAAGAAAGGATTATTGAATACCATTTTATTGTCGAATGAAAAACCAGTTTTGGTGGTCTGATAAATGAAAAGGGGGTGCTGGGGTTCTCCCCAGTAAGCAGTGCAAATATAACATTTGCACGTTGCTTGCCAGGAATCTTACAGTAAGAGCATAGGTCGTAAACGGGACAGGAAACCCGCTTTGGCCCGTGCTCTTTCTGTTATTTTTGATCTTTTTTATTGTCTTCCGGCCGCTCTGGCCGCTGTCCCGACGGGACAGGAACAGGGCTGCTGCCGAGGTGGTCTTTAAAAAATCACATATTATTTGCAGCGTAAAAACTATATGAAACAAATATGCGTCCAGGCGCAAATTGCTATCGGGAACCTGAATTTTGTCCCGATGGGATAGGAACCGGACCGGGGCGATGACCTTTGCAATTCTGTCCCGACGGGACCGGGACCGAACCTGCCTGATGATCGTTTTGCTTTGTGATAAACAAATATGCATCCCGGCGCAAATTATAATCGGCGAATTTACATCGTGATCGTGCCCCGTTGGGGGCCTGCCCACCTGCCTGGTGATCCTCATGATTCTGTCCCGACGGGACAGGAACCGGACCGGGCAGATGATCTTCGTGATTCTGTCCCTTCGGGACAGGAGGACCGGTTCGCATTGATACTATTGTTCGGTGTTTCTGTCTCGTCGGAACTGAGCAGAACCTGTCATTGATGACTGCTGCCATTGTCCCGACGGGACAGCTGAACCGGTTGAAGAGTCATCTTCACAGGAGGAGAAGATTTCCGTCGCAAAGCAAACTTCCTTCGGTGAGTCGCTCTCAAACGATTTCACATACGATTATACAAAAGCATAATCGGAAAAACAAGAATCATCTGTCCCGACGGGACAGGAATCTGATCAGGGAGATGATCTGTCAATTCTGTCCTGACGGGACAGGAACCGCATCAGGAAATCAATTGTCAATTCTGCTGAAAATGCCGGAATGGTTCGATTTCAAGTGCCGTCGTCAAATGATATGTGGTATGATGAATGCGGACATCTGTGAGAGCAGATCGAGGACAGTTTACGGATCAGTTGGGTGACAATGGATCCGATCAAAAACAGGGAGACCGGCAATGCTTAAGAAGATTTCCGAATTAACTGACCAGGAGAAAGAGCAATTTCTGGAGGCAACCAAGAAGGCCATGAAAATAGAACACGGAGTGGACTGGTCATTCATTGAGAAGAAGATGCAGGCCGAGATTGATGCAGCCTTTGACGATGAGAAGTTCGCCAAGATGGATCCGGATGCTGCTATCGATGCAGCTTATGCCAGGAAGGAATTCAAAGGAGTTAAGCCCAGCCTCATCGACTATATGCTTTGGAGTATGAAGTTT